AAAATATTTACGATTATAAAAATCTATCTTACATTCTGTAATTCTGCCATTAAACACTTCTTCATCATCCTGAAATACCTGAACGCATGACAGCATTTTTTGCGGTAATTCATATTGTGGGTGCTGTGGTGGCATCTTAAAACTAAAAGACCCTGCTTTGTTGACCTCTAAATCAAGTTTAGGGTCAATCAAAACAAGGTTTTCATCACGTAAATCATAAATAGGCAGTCCATCACATAATACTCTATACATTACAATGAACCCCCTCTATAACTGATCTTGACTGTACCGTTTCCAGTAAATGTCACATAGTTATCACCTTCCTGTAAACGAATGTCATAAACTGTTGTTTCCCCAACAGGTAAACTATAAGTGTTACCTTCATGTGTCACCTTCATAGCTGTTGAACAGGTAAATGTTGGTGATACAATCTTGACACGATTGATCAGATTTACTTTTTTACTTCCGCTTACTTTCACTTCATTCACATGGACGATGCCATTTACAAAACTGAAAACGTCCCACAACCACGGTTCACTTGCTGAATTTGTTTCAATCTTATACGGTTCAACATTACAATCAACTGTGATAATGGCAAGTGTACGATCTGTTTTGAATTTATTGATTGTACACCGTCCCCAGTAATAAAAAGTTTTATCAGCGTCCATAACTATACGCATCTTCTTACCATGCAGATAGTTGGAAAGATTGGAAAGTGTTGCAGTCCAATCTCTTGCACCATTTAACAGGGAAAAAGTAAATGATAACTTTCTGTTTTCAAACTTCACATCATCACCTAATGCATCGGTCAGGTCAAGGTCACCATTGCGACCGATCACACTGACTGATTCTGTTTTAGGTGTAGGCAATCCAATTTCTTTTGAAGAAAGGATAAGCCCAAAATCTTCATAACTGTGTTTAATTCCAAAAGTCACACCTTGAATCATGGGCTTTTACCGTCCTTCCTTATCAAAAATTCTAACCAGTTCTTCATTCATTGCCGGGGCAAGTTCACCTGCAAGCACTCCTGTATCTGTTACCAGTTTCAGGTTCGCAAGCTGTGGAATGAAAGGCATATAACTTTCAAGGATTGTAAGAATCCGGTCAAGTTTTTCCAGTAATGAAGCGTTTTCCTCATTAACCGCTACCCTGATCATATCCATAAGGCTTTGTGTTCCGACAACCGTTTCACTTCCGGCTTCACCACCTGCCAAGAACTGATTTGACTTAGCATTGTAACCGAAAATAGTCGGCTGATTCATGATCATACCATCGTCCATTGCTTTCTTATACCAGTCAATACCAAAGTGCGGTACACTTGGCGGTGTCAAGCTGAAAGAACCACTGATTGAAATGTGTGGTAATTTCAAATGTGGCAATGACCACGAAAAATTGAAGAAACTTTTAATTCTGTTTATAGCGTTACTTACAATGTTCTTTGCACCTTCAAAGATGCTGCTGAACTTTTCCTTAATTGCACCAAGTATATTTGATATTGTGGATTTTGCAGCATTCAGACCACTTGAAATAGTGGACTTCACACCGTTGATCACATTAGATACCGTTGACTTGATACTGTTCCAAACACTTGTAAAGGTTGATTTAATGCTGTTCAGTATACTTGAAATAGTAGACTTAATTGCATTGAACACACTGCTGATTACTGACTTAATCGAATTGATCACATTGGTCACAGTCGTTTTGATTGCATTCCAAATATTTGTAATCGTAGTCTGAATTGCATTCAGCACTGTAGAAATGGTTGATTTTATCGCATTCCATACAGTTGTAAATGTATTCTTGATACCTTCCAGTATTGGCTTAAGGAATGAAACAATGGCATTCCATACGGTTGTAATAACCGTCTGAATGTTGTTGATTGCGGTTGATACCGCTGTTTTTATTGCTTCCCATATTGTTGTAAATGTATTTTTAATACCGTCCAATATAGGGGTCAGGAATCCAACAATAGCATTCCAAATATTGCTGATGGTGGTTGAGATTGCATCAAGGGCTGTTGATACAGCGTTCTTGATAAACTCCCAAGCTGCAATGATATATTCCTTGCAGTTTTCCCATATAAACATCCAAGGCATTGTGATGATCTGGAATGCAGCACTGATGATTTCACCAATAAACATGATGGCAACCTGTACCGCATTCTTGATTGTTTCCCACACTGCACTTACAGTATCAGCTATTGCAGTAAACACATTGGTTACTGTTTCTTTTATGGCATCTATTTTTTCAGATATTGCCGTTTTGATGTTCTCCCAAGCCTGTTTGATTGAATCAACTAAACCTGTGAAGAATCCTTTGATTGCTTCAATGGCGGTACTTACTGCTTCTTTTACAGATTCCCATGCAGTCTGTACTTTCTCCACCAATCCACTAAAAAAGCCTTTGATAGCGTCAATAACCCCACCAAAGACTTCCTTTATTTTTTCCCAAGCATTTGTGACTGCTTCTCTGAACCCATCATTGGTATTCCATAATGTGATCAGTGCAACCACAAGCCCGGCTATAATTGATATAATAAATACAGCAGGGTTTGCATCCATTGCTGCATTAAAAAGCCACTGTGCAATAGTAGCCCCTTCTTCTGATTTCTTGTATGCATTCCAAGATTTTGAAATTGCATCAATCAATGATGATATTGCCATTGCAACCTTTAAGGTTACGAACCCGGCAGCAACTCCGGCTATAAGTGGTGACCAATCCTTGAACGTTTGAATAATCTTAGGCACATCTTCAATAAGACCACCTAGTTTTTCAAGGAAGTTTTCAACACCGTCCATTCCTTTTTCAAAGAATGTTGTAAAATCAATTTTTTGAATCCAGTCAAATACCCTTTGTAGGGCATCACCGACAGACGTTGCAAACGCATCCCAGTCTATTGTTTCCATCCAGTCTGACAACTGCTGTAAAAATCCCATAACAGTAGGTGCAAGTTTTGAACCTACTTTTGTAAGGATATTTTCAAACAATGCCTGTACTGAACTCCATGAACCTGATATTGTAGTACCTGCTTCAAGTGCTGTTGTTCCGGTTATACCTAAGTTATCCTGAATCTTGTGAATAGCTTCAATCATTTGGTCAAACGTTACGTTATCCAAACTTTCAATCTTTTCACCAAGTACACCTGAATCATTTATCAATCTGATCATTTCAGACTGTGTACCACCATAACCAAGTTTCAGGTTATCCAACATCGTGTAATTTTGCTTTGCAAAACCCTGATAAGCGTCCTGTATAGAACCTATGTCAGTACCCATCTTGTTAGCGTTATCTGACATATCTGTGATAGCAAGGTTGGTCAGTTCAACCGCTTTTGCAGTATCACCGCCAAGACCCTGAATCAGTGAAGCAGCAAATGACGTTGCTGTATTCATGTACTGATTTGAACTCATCCCGGCTGTCTTATATGCCTTTTCAGCATAATCAATCAGTTTACCGGAACTGTCTTTGAATAGTGTTTCAACACCACCAACCAACTGTTCATATTCAGCATAGTGACCAACCGCTGATTTTGTCACATCTGCCATTTTTTCAGCTAACTGTGTACATCCTGAAATTACTTTTGTGATTGCTGTAGATGCTAAATTCGCAAGCGTGGCTTTCCATGTCGTAAATCCACTGTCTGCATTCTTGGCAGCTTGTCCGGCATCTTCTACTGAATCACCTGCACCATCTGCCTTTTTATCAACATCTTCCAGTGTTTCAGCTGTGTCCTTTGCAGACTTTGAAACCTTTTCAATGTTGTTCACCGCATCAGCATAATTGATCGTTATTTTTCCGACCAACGAAAAAATATCCAACGATTAGCCACCCCCTTTCAACGGTGGCACGAATCCATTCAGAATTTTATTTGCCTTTTCCACCTGTAACTTAATCTGTGCATTGTTCATTGTCGGTTCAGTTTGTTCAGTCTTTTCAACTTTCGGTGCTGTACTCATAAACCGCTGTTTAAATTCTTCAAAATTTCCAACATCATCAGCAAGTGGGTTTGCTGTGATTGCACAGTATAAGTCCCACTGTTTATCTTCATTGTCCTGTTTCAGGACTGTTCTAACAGTAGCGTCTAATTTCCCCCGGCTGATTGCTTTATCTAAATAGCTGTAGGGGTTACCATATCTACGGTTGCAGCATTCATCGAATCGTTCTGTTCCGTACCCACTAATTCGGCAACACCCTCGAAAAAATCCATAAGATCATCTTTCTTAGCAAAATCTTTCACCATGACAACAAACTGTTTCAGCTTGAATTTCTTCACATCATCAGCAGTAACCGCTGTACCGTTGTCCCACTCCATACAGTTAGCAAAAAACTTACAGATTTCATTTCTTGCCTTTGAAATGTTCTTGATCAGAATGCCACACACCTTCATAGCAATGACAATACCAACTTCTTTCATATCTGTACCGGATTCCTGCAACTGCTGAATCTCGTCTTTGTCAAATGCACCAATGACCTGTTCTACTCCGATAACTGCAAGAACCTCACAAAAGTCAAATGCGTTATCAACTGTTAAATCCTTAAATCTGAAATCTGCCATGATTATTTATCCTCACTTTCTTTTTTCGATCTGTTTCTTCTACCACCTTTTGCAGGTTTATCCTGTTTTGGTGCAGATGTTTCTTCATGTTCAACAGGTTCAGTCTGTTCACTTGCTGTTTCCTGTTCCTGATCTTCTACCTGTTCAGCAGATACAGCAGGTGTTTCCTGCTGCACTACTTCATCAGAAATATCAACCACAAACATTCCTTTGTCCTGAATTTCTGCAAATCTCTCTTCTGTCATATCCAGTTTTTCACCGATCACATGACCTTCACCTGTGTACTTGTCTGTATATTCTCTTACTACTACAACTCGCATAATTCACACCCCCTACACAACAGCGTTTGGATAGTAAATAGCAATATCCAACTTGTTTAAGCTGTCGTTTTCAAGATCAGCTGTACACTCAAACTTGACAGCAAATGTTGTCTGTTCAGCGTTCTTTGTTTCCAGTTCAAACGCTTCTGTGCAGAGTGCGTTCGGTAAAATAATAATTACATTTTTACCGCTTGAAAGTGTTCCAACATATGCAACATTTTCAAGATAATCTGCTTCTGTGATGTTTTCCTTAGATACATATTTGACATAGGTTGTATCTTCGGAAGTGGATTTTACAAGGTGTAATGCACTCACAAGAATATCTTCTGTAAGTTCTGTCATCTGACCTTCAAGTGTGGCAGATTCACCAACCTTCTGTTTACTGACACCTTTGATCAGCACCGTTGCACCGTCCACCTCAACATCAAGCCACTGTGCCTCATAGTTGAACTTAAGACCCCCGGAAGTTGCACCAAGTGGTGTACCAGTCCAACCATTGCTTGGTTTCTCATACTTAAGATTTTTGTAAATGACACCTGCACCCAAGATCATATTCTTGATAGTTTCAGATGTAATACCATGCTTTTTTAAGCCCATTCTTTTATGCTCCTTTCCACTCATTTGTGTTAAGTGTTATCGTAATTCTAAAAAGGTCTTCTTCACCTGTTGGAATCATTAAACCGTTCCAATAGGTAATAAAAAAAGCAGTTCCTTCCTGAACTGCCCTTAAATCTTCAAATACTTTTTTTAATTTGTCATTTATTTCTGCAAGCGGTAATTTTGACCCCCTTGACCAACCGTCAAGTGTAAACACACCGCCTGTATATCCGTCCTCTAATCTGTGTTCAGTTTCATTGAACGAACCGACAAAGTAAGGATAGCTAATTTCACCTGTCCATTCACCAAATTCATAGGGAATACCAAGTTGATCAAGCTGATCAGAAATAAAACCAAGCATATCAACCATAATTAACCCCCTAAATTCTGTTTAATGACATTTACAAGCTGTTTCTTTATCTTTGGGGCTACACTCTGAAATGCTTTCGTGAGTGGTTGTCGTGGTGTTTTTCCGTAAGTATGGTAAAATTTACCGTCTTTCTTACTCTTATAAACCCAACCGCCTTTTCTTCCATCGCCATGCAGTGCATATTCACCAGTACCAAATTCTTCCCAAATCGCATTTTCAAGGTCTGAACCTACAGCAACAGTTGATTCATCTTTTCCTTCATCAACCATATATTTGTAAGACCCCTTTGTTTGTCCGGTATCAACCCGGCTGTTTCTTTGGGTCTGTGCCTGTATTTCACCACCTGCTTCGTGAAGGAATCCAATAACCCCTTCCGATAATGCAGCTTTAATTTTTGCTGTGTTATCTGTAAACTCAACTGACATACTACTGACCCCCTATAAATCTTAAATAGATTTCTAAATGATCATGCATATTCATAGGGTCATCAATCAGAAGTATTTCATACACTTCACCATTTACAACCATTCTTGCATTGTCACTTGTCACATTAACGGTTTCCTGTTCATCCGTCTTACTGATCACACCTGTCAGAAAACTGAATGGATTCCAAACCCAATCAGTTGACAAATTCTTAAGGTTGGTAAAGTCACACAAGAAAATGTGTGTACTTTCCTGAACCTTGGCATAAAAAGTTGTGTGCTTTGAATCACCTGTTGATAAGTCCAACCAACCTAAGATTGATGTACAATCAACCCATGTGTTTACACGCTCACCTATGGCATTTTTAGCACCGTTCTTTTTTACCTGTAACAATGCTTGAATGTTACCGCCAACGCTCATATAATCAGAATCTAGCCTTTATATAAGGCTTTAAGAATCCAAGTAGGGCAACAGGATAGCCCATAACCTGATTGTTAGCATCCTGATCAAAGTAAGTTGCACTGTATCTTGACAGCGTTTCAGACTTGACCCCGGTTTTCGGTCTGTTCTTAATATCCCACTTAAGCAGTTCAAGCACACCTGCACGAATATCAGTCGGATATTCAACCTTAGTGATCAGGTTTGTACTTTTATACAACTCCTGATTAACTCTGATGAAATCATCACCAATTTCAGTAATGGTATACAGTCCATCATTCACCATTGACTGTGAAATCTGAACTGTATCACCCACTTTTAAGAAATCTGATGTTCTAAGCAAACGATTACCCAAACTATCAGCGGTAAAACGAACAAACCGATTCTGAAAATTGTTATTAGTGTATGCTCTGATCATAAGTTCAGCAGCGTTCAGTTTTTCTTCAATCACCTTTTCATTTTGCACAGCAAATTCAGGTAATTTCATTACATCATCAACTGCTAATATCATCAGATCACCCTTTCTTAGACAACTGCTGTACCAACCTTGGACTTGATAAGACCCATCTTAACGTTCTTTGTATTGAACTTAAGGCTGTAGTTTGCAGACTTACCAAGTTCTGCATAAGTCGGTGATTCTTTTGCAATCTGATCAACTGCTAAAGAAAGACCATTCGGATGCAGCACCTTACCCTGCTTTGTATAGAACTTGTCAATACCTGCGGATGCTTCCGGGTCATAGTTGGTTGTATACTGATTCTCATAGTTGTTCTTATCGCAAGATAAAAATGCACCTTCACCAAACAGATATGTGCTGTAAACCGCATCTGTACCTGCCCCTGTAGCTGTAAATCTATCAGTTACAAGTACGTGTTTACCTGCGATAGTCGGCAATGTAATTTCTTTCTGAATTACACCGTTGACAACATACTTATCATAGTCAACCATTTCCATTTTCTTGTACTCTTTGAAGATCATGGAATGCATAACCATCAGACCAAGACCACCTGCCATATCACCAAGTGCTGCCTGTTCTGCATCGTAAATTGTACCTGCTTCAATGTTTGTCTTAGTACCTTTAGTAAGATCAAGTACATGATCACTAAGTGCTGCAACTGCTAACACTGCCTGTGCAATGTTCATCAGTTCTTTTTCCCAAACCTGACCATAATAACCTGCAATCTTATTTCTGATCAGTGTCATAGGGTCAGCACCAGTTAATTCCTTTGTGAAGTCTTTAGCCTTGAATGCTTTCATTCTCTGAATAAGCATACAAGTCTGTTTGTCACCGCTGATTTCAACAGGTGTGTTGTTTGTTTCACCATCGTTGTTCAGTGCTTCCATACCGCTTTCATTTGCGTCAATCGGTTTATAAATTGGAATTGTTGCCACGTTTCCATGCTCACCGATTAAGTCCATAATAGAACTGTCCTGCTGCACGATACCGGAAGCAATGATTGGTGTAGTCCAATAGTCGGCTTCCTGCATCATCCCGGTAAATACTTCTTCATCAAAAGCAAAACCGCCAAAATTTCCTGTTCTTGCCATTTAATTCACCATTTTAACCTTTCTTAGTGTACATTTAACTGTTTGAATAACTCCGGGTTTTCCTCTTTGAGTTTCATTCTTTCGTTGTAACCCATCTTAAGGAACTGTTCTTTGGTAACTGTCTTGTCTTTATCCCCACCCGGCAGGTTGTTTTCAAGAATTTTTCTGTTACCACTCTGCTGCTGATTGCCATTGGATGCTTCAAACATGGTAGGATGCTGTGTTTTAAGACCTGAAATCAGATCATCTTCACCCTTGATTTTTCCATCATCACCAAGTTTGATTTCACCTTTTTCCTTTGCCTTGAATACAAGATAATCAACATCAACCGCACCTGCTGCAACCAACGCAAATTTCAATGCATTTTCTGTTTTCAGTTCTGCATTCTCTTTCTTAAGGTCTACAATCTCTGTTTCATATGCAGTGATTTTCTGCTGTGTTTCTTCGTCTTTCCCGGCTGACTTTTTCAGTTCTTCAATCAGGTTGTTTGCCTTGGTCAGTTCTGTAGTCTTACCGGAAAGGTCAGTTTCAAGGTTGGTGTATTTGTCCTTAGACACATAACCACCATCAGTAAGGTTGACCATCTTGATCAGCTTCTCTTTGTTCTTTTCATCACCGTTATAGGCATTGATTGCCTGTACCAGTTCATCATAGGTGATAGCCTTATCACCAAAAAATGCTTTTAAAAATTCCATGTTCTTCTTCCTTTCTCCGTCATGTTTTTATATCCGGTGTCACCGGGAACGGTCAACAGTTTATATCCCATGTTGCAGGGGTCATTTCAGCAGCAGTTTAAACGTCATAAGCCTTTTTCGGACAAAAGAAAAGACACCCTTGCGGATGCCTTAAAATACTATTTAACCCATAGTTGGGAGATAATCAGGATCACCATACCTTTCTACAATACCAAGTGAGTGTGCAACGCTTTCATGTTCCTTTTATCCCCCTTTCTGACCTTATATAGCGGTCATATAGGTAATAAAAAAGCAAAGGTGCAGAATTGTATACCTTTGCTTTTTAATACATTATATCATCAAGTGACAAGTACCCAAGATCATAAACGTCTTTGTTTTCTTTAATACATTCATCAATAATGTCAATAATTTCTTCATCTTCCTGACTTTCAAACGGAATAGTTGGAAAATCGTCATTGAATTTTTCCTTATACCGTTCAAGTGCTTTCTGTAATTTCTCATTCATATTATTTTACCCCTTTCAGAATTTCAATGAATGCTTCATAGCTGTTTGGCAAGTACTTCTTCACATATTCCAATTCAGAACCACCGTTTACTTCTGCACCCATGATATTAGCCCACATTTCAGATGCAGATTCATAAACCCTACACTCAAAAGCAGTCTTACCTAAATTACTTGCATCAATACCAAGTTCTTTATATGCTGCCTGTATTCCCTTATGATCTTTCATTTGCTTTGCAGAATGATATTTACGGTTATAGTATTTGTCACCATGACCCCAACTAATCCTTTCTGCAAGAAGTCCGTCAATAGCGTCTTGTACACCTGCACTTGCGTCATGACCTCTAAGGTCTTTCTTGCTCTCATCAGTAAGTGTTTCTTTTAACAGTTCCCTGTCCTTTCTGACTGCTGCAAGAAATTCATCAGAAGAACTTGCAACCTTATCAAACATCTTTTCTAACCACTTTGTTTTGCTGTGTATAAGTTCTATTTCTTTGAAATGAAGCCCTTCGTATTCTGCTTTTTTATCAAAATAATGACCATATTCATGTGCTAATGTACTGTATTTACTTCTACCACCGTCAAGGTGTCTTTGTAGTGGATATGAAAAAACAAGATTATTACCACTCGGTGAATAATAACCACTTTTCCCATACGCTACACCGTTGATCTGATCGGCATACTTTGCATACAATTTTTGAAGTGATGTATTACTATGTTCAGTCAGAATCTTCATGTATTCATCATAATCTGAACTACTCATTGCACCCTTTAGCTTTTGGGTATGTGCCAATACATCATATTCTTTCACATTCATTGTATCAGCATTGTCAGGTAACTTCAAATATTTCTGTTTGAAGTCGTTGAACGACTGTGTTTTATCCAACCCGAAGAATGCTGCACGTTCTTGTAAGGTCTTTAGTTCATCATCATCTAAAGCCCATTTTGCACGTTGCAGCAGACAGCACCGACAGTTACAAACGTTCTTTGCAGAACCGCCAACACCAGGTGCTTGCATTTTCTCACCGCCAACATCAAACGGTTCATCAAGTTCCATGATCTGCCCATCTGCTTCTCTGTGTTCCGGTCTTGTCCTACTATCAAGTGTAGCATCCCATTGTTTTACAATGTCAGCACCCTTTTTCTTTGCCTCATGCTGACCGTCAAGGGTTGCTTCATTCTGTATTCTATGTCCTTCTGTCCGGGCAATCCGTATTGCATTGTTATATGCTTTACGAAAAGGGCTGTTCATACCCTTGGCAATTCTTAATGCCATTTCATTCCATGTTGAACCGCTTGCAATCCCTCTTGAAAGTTCAGCACGAATTGACCGCTTAAGGTAACCAACATCTTCACCAAGTTTTGTATACAAACCGCTTGACAATTTACTATCTGTACGAACTGCCTTAACAACCTGATCTTGATTGATTGGCACAACCAAAGGTATACCGCTAAGATGCAGGTCATAATACATACCAACATAACCATTGATATATGACTGCTGTAGATAATCAGCTATTGTTGTAAACTGCCCTTCATGCAAGTCATACAGGATTGATTCAATCTGATCAACCATAATTTGCTGATATTCTTTTTGGTATATGATGCTTTGCAGATTTTCAAGGTCTGTCCTTGCAGACAGTTCCCTGATTTTCTGTTCACAATCCTTTTTCGCCTGTTCATATACCAGTTCTAACAGCTTGATTACTTTCTTTTCATCGTTAAGCTGTGTCTGTTGTACTTCCTTCTGTGCCTTGTTCACCTATTCCACCACCTTCATCATCCGGTATAATAGAATCAAGATCATCTTGCACCTGCTGCACCTTATCAGCTTCATTATCCGGCAACTTGTCCTTCACATCTTCATAGTCAATATCAAGTACATCACAAATATACTGAATCGTCAGATCATCACCAAAAATCTGTGCCAGTGATAACAGGGTGTTGATTTGTACCTGTTGTTTCTGTGCTTCTGTAAGTTCATTCTGTTCATTTTCCTGTTCATTACTCATTACTTCGTGGGTGAACTCAAAATAAACATCTGTGATCTGATAATCTGTACCGTTCTGCTGATTGATTTCATCAATGCACACCGCCACGATCTTACGCAAGAACCGCTTGATATTCCTTTCAAGGTGTTTACATCTAAGATCAAGCAGTGAATAGGCTGCCTTGATTGCAATATTGGTTGTTGCTGATGTATCTTTCAGACCTGACAAGTTCAGACCCATACCAAAACGGTATATGTTCTTTTCATCCAGTTCCAACTTAACCTTCCGGGCTTCATACGGTACATCTACTGTATGTACTTCAATACCACCATCTGAACCGACACCGACAATCTTTTTTGTCTTAAGATTCTGCTGCAATTCATCAAGGTTATCACCTTCAAACCCTTTGACCGCATATAATGGATGATCAAAGTCAATCAGGTTGTTGGAAAGACTGGATGCCATAAGGTCATAATCATCAATCAGGTCTTTTACTGCTTTCAGATTGCTGATCTGTTTCTTGTTATTATCCAACCGGAAGAATGGCAAGAAACCAAGTGAATCAATATAAGTATTATCATCACCATCAACCTGATACAGTATATGTGGTCTTGGATTCACCTTGGCTTTATCGTCAAGCTGTATTTCCCCTTCATCTGTCTGAACATAATAAACAACCTGTTCATCATCCCAATCCATGATTTTCTTGATTCTGTGACCTTCCTTGTCAACCCGGTCAACGTACCAATAAATTACATGGTCTTTTCCGTCCTCTGCAAATCGTGCTTCTACTTCTACAACACCAATACTGTCAGCACACGTGAATTTCAGCTTGTCAGTGCTGTCTTTCATAGCGTACATATAAGCAAAACCTTTTGTCTGACAGTCTGTAAGTGTTTCTGACAGTTCATCAATAAAATCATCGTTATTATTGAATCTTGCATCAAGTTCACTCTGTAGTTCAGGCACATCACTGAATACAAAACCATCTGAACCTGAAAGGGTATACTGTGTACCCTGTTCTGTCAGTTCCTTAAAGAATGGGTGTGGTATTCTCACATTTGCCCGGCTTGTATCTTCCACAAGCTGACCATCAGAATTGAAGTAAAACATTCTGTAATTTTTAATGTCGTGATCACCGTCAAAATAGCGTTCACCTACTCTTGCAAAATGCTTTTTCACTGATGCAGCATCTTCATCAATGAACATTTTTATTTCTTCGACTGTAAGCACCTGTCACCCCACCTTTCTATAATCTGATTTGTAAGGTCAATGATTTCATCCCCATGAACACCAAAAAAGTCACACATTGCTTCTTCACCCTCAACCGTATGACCGTATGAAAATAGAAAAGCATGAACCAATTCATGAATCAGCGTTGAACGTGTCACTGATTCAGAACGTCCGTCCATAATGCTGATCAGAAGTTCCTTATATTCGGTCAGCCCAAAGTTATAGCTGTTTGGGTCAGGGTTCATTTTTTTTGCATTTGCATCCACCAGTTTGACCTTCCATACATCATTGTGAATCTTTATTTTCATGATTTTAACCATACAGCTATTTGTATAACCAACCGCTGCCTTTCTTGATATATTTTTCCAATGCATACCGCATTGCGTCCATAAGATGATTGAAGTCATCAATAGGGCGGTTCAGTTTATTACCGAACTTATCCTTGTCCCAAGTGTAGTTGCTAATCTCTGTCAGGAAGTTCACACACCTTGGATGTATAATAATTTCAAAATCCTGAATGAACTGAATACCACTGTTGATACTGTCCTTGCCTTTTTCAGCACCTTTGACCCTAAGACCATAGCCTTTTAACTGATCAATAGACTTTGGTTCTGCTGAATCCGCTGTGATTCTTTCCTTTGCATAGCCCATATCAGTGATGTTCTGATATATTCGCTCATTGGAAAGACCTGCACTATACATTTCATCCCACACGAATATCTTTTTGTTCTTCGTGTCAATGAATCCACAAAACAATGCAGATGGGTCATTCGTATAACCAAAGTCCAAACCAAAGGCTGAATCAATCTTGTATTGCTGTCTGATCTGTTCCAGTGTAAAGGCTTCTTCATGCCAATTCTCATACACAAGACCGTCAACGATACCCCAGTTACCAAGTCCGGCAACTGCATATCTGCGTGGGTTCTGTTTCTTCATGGTTTCAAAAACCTTAAGATCGGCTTTATCTAACCATTCGTTGCATTTGTAATTGGTTGTAAGTGCAAGTGTTTCATCATCAGGGTTATCAAAAAACCGTTTCTTCAACCAATGGTGTTCATTCCAAGGGTTGAAAGTAACGGTGATCTGCTTGAACAGGTCTGAACCTTCCGGGATTGCACCACGAATAGATTCATCAAGCATATTGAAATCATCCTCTGAACTAATTTCATATGCTTCTTCAATCCACATCCAACACAATACACCTTGATCAACAGTGATTGATGTTACTTTCAGTGGGTCATCCAGTCCTCTGAAATAAATCTTTTGACCTGTTGGCTTATACGTCATTTCAAGTGGCGATTCTTTTATATCCCAAAAAGCATCAACACCAAGTCGATGTATAGCCCATTTCAGTTCAGTAAAACAGGAATCCTTTAGTGTTCTGTAAGTTTTTCTGACAACTAAGGTATTCGCATCAGGGTACTTCATCATATTGGTGATGTACCATAATGCTGTAGTCTTTGACTTCTTAGATGCACGTGAACCTTTGACTGCCCGGTATCTACCTTTCCACCGCCAAAATGTACCGTAACCCTTACCGACTACTTCCGGTAATTTCACATTAACCTTACCGGACTTTGTAGCCTTGTAATCTTCCGGCATCAGAATGAACTTCTGATAACCAAATACATATTGACTTGATGGCTGCCTGTATTTAGTCCTCAAGTGCGTCTGCTCCTGAAATAACAATAGGGGCTGTCACATTCACATCTAACTTATCATTCCACATACCTAAATGTTTACCAAGCAGTTCAAGGGCTTTCATCTTGGAAGCAATCTTGACTTCTCTCTCAACACTTCCACCAAACTCATTATCAGATTCCTTATATTTGATTGATTCAATACAAGACAGATCATCAGCAGATGCATCCTGTTTGATTCTTCCGTTACTGTCAACAACGTCTGTCATTCGGACAAATGCAATCTTAGCAAGTTCTAATACAACCCTATCCTGATTCACTCCGGTTCTTCGTGACCGTTCTGCCATGTGTTCAGCAATAGCCTGTTGAATATTAGGTTTTGTCAAGTTTTCACATCCGATTGCATCCGCTGTTTTTACTGAATAACCTGCCCTAATAGCTGCCTGTGTTGCATTCAGGTCAATCAGGTATTCATCAACAAAACGTTGCTGCTTTTCAGTTAATTTGCCTTTTTTTGCCATAACAACACCGCCTTTCTATTATTTTTATAACAAAAAGTGCTGCAAGGTAGGAGGTTTTAGCACCCTTGCAGCACATAAGACAATAAGCAATATAATTTTGCATAAAAAATTGCAGGTAATAAATTACCTGCAAAAATTTTTGTACAGCATACACTATAAAAGGTCTGCTTGTATTTGTCAAATATGAAATGATTGGTTTTATGTCAGATATGTAAGGTTTTTATAGGTATCTTCAAACGCTGAAAGTGCCTTATTATGCAGTTCTACAGTATATGAATAAGATTTTTTCATTTCCTGTGAAGCAACCTTTACTGTTTTAAACTGCACATACACTTTTGTAAGAATCTGAATCATATTCTTGTCACGCAATCCCCGGATTTCCTTAATGATCTGCTTCTTTGCATCAACAAACTGATCTATTTCTTCATTGATGTGTTGGTCAAACATGGTATACCTCACTACATCCTTACATAACTTATCACCTACAGGTGAAGTCTGCACTTTGTCCCGGCTGTAATCAATACCGCCTGCACTGCATACGTTCATTTTCATATCTGACAGCGTGGCAATATCATCATTTATCTGCATATCTAACACTTCAAGCTGTTTCAGATATTCCCTTGCACTTAATTTCTTCTGATCACTCATTTTTACCTCACTTTCTACGGTTGGTTACACTTCTGTTACAGTTGAAAATACTGTTAAAAAGTGCTTCAAACCCTTATAAATCAAGGAAGTTACACTTGTTACGGTTACAGTTAAAATCATATTCTTATATATTCTTATTTTTACTAAGTCTTACTACTATTAAAAAAAACAACAATTATTAAAGAATTTGTTTTTAACTGTAACAACTGTAACACCCTTATAAATAAAGGCTTTCAAGTGTAACTTTTACTGTAACCAACTGTAACTTTACCGTAACCACTACCACAACAGCACTGATTGGTGTATCGAACTAATGAAACACCTTACCTGATTTTTTATGTTTCAATGTCACCCTTCCAACAATTTCAAACCCGGCAATGTCAACAATGTTCCTGATCACTTGAATTAGTCTGTGGTTACGGTCATTCAGTTCTGCATTTTCTTCCCTTTTAACTGTTGCCATTGCTGCACCTGCTGTTGGGTCAACATATCCTTCACTATTTTTGTACATTTACATCTTTCCTTTCTTAACATGAACCACCGTCTGCACCATTAAGATGCTAATTACCTGGAATTTTCTTCATATTCCTCAACCACCTCTAACTTCTTTAAGTCCTCGATTAACCATATCTCTTCATTACCTTCACATTTGACCATTGGAAAGTCTACATCAAAACGGTGATTTAAACCAAACCAATTAGTAAGACCGTCTTTATATGCAAATAAAGTACCATCTTTATATCTTACGATGTATTTGAATTCTTCGCCAAGATACTCCAAAAACACTCTGTCCCTCTTGCTTATCACTATCACTGACTTTTCGATGTACTCTGACTCTGCCCATTTTTTTCTTTCCTCTTCGCAATAATAGTCGTTATCAAACAATTACTACACGGAATATTATTGCACGGAAAAACCATTCCTGAATGCTTGTTAACAGCAATACCCTCACCGTTGCAAGCAAGCTCCACGATCTCTTTTGCAAACTTCTCTTTATTCTTCATCCTTATTACTCCTCTCCTTTCACCGGGCAGTGATCGCAATCACCATTTGCAGCACCGAAACAACCCCAACAATCATCAATCTCCTTCGTCTTTGGTTTGTACTTTTTTGCTGCAACAGCTAATGCCATTACTACAGCACCAAGGATTGACCCAACCGTAAGACCGACGCAAAAACAAACTGTACCTGTTAATACTAACTTTTCCATACCGTCACACCTTTCTGAATATCCTTATCAATTTGTCACCTATTCTTGTTACTGACGTTTCAAATCCCAATCGTTTATTGATCTGCTTACTGAACACACCTTTTGACATTGGCTGCATTCCACCATCTGCACAAAATACCTGATACCTGCTGTATACGTCACTTGTTGGTTCATTCTCAATCATTTCAACACCACAATCATCAATAAATGCTTTGATTGGGTTATTTTCGTTTTCATATTCATCAATCTGTTCAGTTACTTTTTCAGACTTGGTAAACTCATTGTTTTCAATGATTCTTTTCAGTCCTTCCACACCTACCCTGATCAGATACTCGACTGAACTTTGTTCAACTAACTGATACTTGATATAAGGGTTGTAATCCGGGTCAATCTCACCACTTGGTAAATACTTTGTAAACCTTGCATTGAATGGAATAATTACCAAACGTCTAAGAACTGCTCCTGTCTTATCTTTCATTCTTGGTATATCATTTGCTGAAAACAGCAGCTTCACATAAGGGTTAAACTCAAAAGGGTCTTGCCCTTTTCTTTCTGCTTTGATTCTGTTACCTGTAACTACTTTCTTGAATGTTGCTACCTGTGAACCTTGCAAGAAGTCATCACCAATATCATCACCGATATTTGCCAGTTTTCCGAACATCATCGATGTGCTGAACCTGTCCCCTAATTCCTTAAGGTCAAGTGCTGATATATTCCCATCACCAAGAATTGCTTTGACACAATCAAGGAATGTACTCTTACCATTGGACTTGTCACCTGTCAGGATGAATGCCTTACCAAGTTCATTCCTGCGATAAAAGCAATAGCCAATACATTCTTCCAGTAATGCCCTGATCGGTTGATCACCGCAAGCTAATTTGTTCAGTGTATCGTCTGCCAGTTCACTGTAGGCTTCCGGGTTGTAGTCCCAAGGTATTTGATTGGTAATAACCAAATCCGGGCTGAATGGTTGCATCTGTCCGGTCACAATATCCAACACACCGTTCCTGAACGCTATATAACGTGCATCTGCCTGTGCTTTTTCATCAGCTATAAGTTCCATATACTCTAATACTTCTCTTCGCTGTGTCTTTTTCAGGTTCGGTATCTGACTGATCATAGCTGTTTCAATAGCCTTGTACCCAACCTGATAAATCCCATCTTGATAGATATGTAACTGATTACTGATACTGACTACATTTTCATTGTTCTTAAGCCATGTTGCAAAACGGTCAAACAGGAATGTCTTATCACAAAAGAATACAGGTTTTTGAAATGCTTCATCCCTAAGAATCACTTCCAGTTCATCATCAGATAACGGTTTTTTCAGTACAAATCTGTTCAGAATCCTGATACATTCTCTTGTATCATCAACACTAAAATCATTTGATGTAAGTGTCAGGATATAATTGAATAACGCTTGATTGCGTCCGTCACCTGCATCCATATCAAGAAAGTCAACCGCTGTACGAACCGGGAACAACCATTTTGGAACTTCCTGATATGTTCCACCTTCTTCAATGTCCCACTCAATAAAGCGTTCTTCACCATCAATCTTGATTACTTCATATGATGAACGTGTACCAAGTTTTATATCTGCTGTCAGACCAACCGCAAGCGGTACGTGTGTCCTGTTCCTTGTAATACTATGATTCTTAAATAAAAAATGTCTGCCCCGGCTTGTACAATACACCCGGCAATCAAGCTGATATTCTTCCACAATGTTCATTAAAATTTCAGACTGTTCAGCATCGTCAATATCTATCAGGATGGTATCATCAGCAAGAACACCACCGAACCCTTCAAGATTCTTCACTTCGTCATAAGTGCGGTATTTTGTCCGGTCTTTGAATGCTTCGATTGCTTTCTTGCCTTTTGTCTTTATGTACCCTTTGTACAACATCCTGTTTCACCATCCTTTAACTAAATACTTCTGACAGCAATTTACTGAAAAATTCTTTGTCCCTGATGCTGTCCTTATATTCCTTTTCGGCTGATCTCAAATCTGCCTTTTTCTCTTTCAATGTGTCCCGGCTTTCTTTCACATTTGTCATGTAATTCTTGTAACCGTTACTACCTTTCTTATGCTGTGACCGCAAATATAACCAGTGCGACACGTTCATTTCAGCATCTTTCACTTCTGCCTTATTCCGGTCAATCCTGTTTTCGGTAATCATTGTAATACTGTCCAACCCTTCCATTCTGTACTGAATGTGATCTTTGATCTGATTCACAATGTCAGGGTTATCACTTCGATTGATTAACTTAATCAGCTTACGAACCTTTGAGATACTTCTACATGAAAGAAATTCTTCAAGATGAATAAGCATCTGACCATGATCATATTTGATTGTAATGTCTGTCATGTTCCCACCTTTCCGGTATTATGCTGCAATACCAAATTGTTTCAGTCTTTTTCTTGCTAAATCTATGTACCACTGCTTATCTAATTCCGGTGGTACTTTAACCCCAATTACAGAATCGTTATAAATGAAACTGTGATCAGGTGTGTTTCCAAATTTTTCACCCTTTGGTTTTACAACCTTACGTCTTAACAACCTACCGTCTGTAACACGATTGGAAGCAAACACACGATAAGATTTATAAGTATATTTTTGTGTGGTAGGATATGACCACACTTCTGTTCGTGTACCGTCCCGGTGTTTTGTTGTCTTAATGATCTGACCAGTTCCCTGTTCATGCTCAACCCAGTTATAATTGTTTGACAGCTTCACTATTTTTTGGAACATAATCAAGTCATCACACTGATTGATTGTCTGTTCAACAGGTATCTTTTTCACCATGTAGTCAACCAGTGCTTTGTTCAGTATCGGTAAATCATTATCAATAGCAGAAAGTTCTTTGACGTAAGCACCAATTCTTTCAACACCGCCATCAGTACCAATCCAAAGGTAATTGTTTACGTCCTTCTGATAGATTTCTGATATATTGTCAAGTTCAAGCAAGATTGAACATTGTTCAGTAGAACAACGCTGTTCCCACTCCCAACAAATATCATCAACCATTTCAAAAGCTTCATCTGTGTCAGGAATCCAAATAATAAGACCATCCGTGTTGGACTGAATCAGTTCAAATCCCGGTACAACTTCAAGGTGTTCAATCAGGTCAAGCAACATCAACTGACCGTTGATACACATACAGTTGTTGTTCCTTGGGTCATACGCTGCGTTGGTTTCATCCTTCATTGCACCTGACAAGGCATTCAGCATCTTCTTATATGGTAACTGTGCTTTCTTCCACAGCTTGACTTCTTTCTTGTTTCCGACGTTTTTTGCAGCAATCTGTTTTTCCTTCATGGCTTTTCGTGTGTTATACACCAACGGATAATTGTCATTAGTTGCTGCCCTTGTAACCAATCCCCAAGCAATCAGCATTGAAGGGTAATAATTATTTACATCTACATGAAGAATCTGACCTTTCCGGTGTATTGGCTTATCAGATGCACCATGCAGACCACCAAAACCAAACGTGTGCGGTATTCCGGCAACAACTGTTTCAAAGTTCTGTGACTTGTACCAAGTCTTTTTATCTTTTTTGTCAAAATCTTGCAACCCCATTTCAAGGGCTTCTTTTCTTTTCTCCGCAAACCATTCCTGAACGTATTTATATTTTTTCAGTTTCAGGCATGGAAGAAAAAAGAAATCAAATTCATCACCAAAATGAGTTTTTGAACACCCAAGAACCTTTGCTGTTATCCGGGCTTCACTGTCACCAATGTCATACAGTGACGTTTCTTTTGGGAATGCCTGTATAATTCCATGAACTGCATTGAACTCACTAACCTTTTCAAGAAATACCTTGATAGTCTGTTCTACGTCATGCCTACAGTATTTAACCGTCTGTTCTATTTCTTCAGGTGTCAGTTTCCTTTTGATACGGAAATCAACATCAGTTTCCTTGATGTTTGAACCAAGAAAACCTTCCATTGTTTTCAATCCGACTGTTTTCATGGTTTCATCGTTGCTTGGCATTACATCATAGTTGATCATGGGTAATTTATTGAATGCTCTTGAATATTGCCAACCTTCTTTATTGTCAACGATAATCCAGTCATTGATCTTTTTAGGATTCATACCAAGCAGAATACCTTTCATGATGTACTGATCGTAGTGACGGTTATTAAATCCTACCCATATATCTTTTCTATTTGCTTCATATAAGGCTTTTAGTTTATCAGGGCTATTGATTATCACGTGTTCTTTCTTCTTCGTCACATCAATGAATACAGCAAGCCAATCCTTTTCAAAAACCTCAAAATCGTAGAATATCATTTACTAAATCACCCACTTTTTGAAACAGCGATGTGCGTTTTTACACACCGCTGTTTTTATATTAGTATCTTTTTAAGATACAAGCAAGTTAAAAATTTTTACATATCGAATGCTTCATTGATAGTAATTGGATTGAAGTCATCAGCCTTATATGTAACTGCTGCACCAACTTTACCCTGTACTTCCTGAAAAATATCAAGTACGCAATCAGCAAAATCACTGTAGTTGATAAATTCCGGTACTGTATCTGTTTCAAGTTTATCAAGCCATGTGCAAACAGATTTGATTGCCATGCCATTAGTCCACTTCTGTGAAGTGTTGCCGGAAATAGTACGGTTGAAGAAAATCTTTCTACCTTTCTGATTACCTTCCAAGATGCTACACTGTGCGGAAAACATCAGCTTGTCACCTTTCTTTGTTGGCTTGATCTCCATTTTATCGAAACTTACATCATAATCCCCATCCGGTACATCTTCAAACTGTGAATCGTCTGCTTCCTGAACCTCTTTCTGTAATGCGTTAAGATCAACCTGTTCATCGAATGCACTAAAATCTACTGCCATAATTTTTCACCATTTAACCTTTCTTAAAATAAATTTATGATTATAATTGCTATGATACAAGCAATACAAACCCTTGTATAATTATCCCTATTTTTCTGAATCCTGTCACCCACTGAACCGAATCCAAAGAATGCTGCCATAACTGCAAGAAAAATATTTAATGCAATCATGATCTTGTTCTTCTTCGTCTTTGACCTCTGACGTGCTGTTCAGGTGGGTTCATAGCACCGTCTAAAGGTTCAGCCGGGGTCTGTGCATCAGCAGGTACAGTGTTGTTTTCCTGTGCAAGTCTTTTGATTCCTGCATTAAATTCTTCTCTTGTGATTACCTTCATAACCTCAACACCATCAACGATCAGGTCAACCGTATCACCCTTATGCTTCATCACATAGTTATCATCAGCCGGAACATAAAAATATGCATCTGCTTTCAGTGTGACAGATTCAGAATCAGTGTTCGTTGTACCGTCCTGAACAGGTTCAGACTTTTCAGCATTTCTTTCCTTACGTGTTCTTCTTGGTGGTTTCTGTAAATCCGGTTTCGGTACTTTATCGGCAACATCCATTGCTTCATCAAATGGTACTTCTTCCTGTCCCGGAAAAGCCTGATCAATAGCCTTGTCAACTTCATCCATGTGATCAGCAATCTTCTGTTCATTTTCTGCCTGAACTTCTGCCTTACTCTTACGTGTTCTTCCAGTCTTTTCTTCCTTTGCATCTGTTGGTGTTGCAGATTCAGCTTTTTTACCTCTTGTTCTTCTGCCTTTGCTGTCAGGTTTTTCAAGATCAGATGCAACCGCCTGATCAGCAGCATTCATTTCATCATCTGACTTGTAATCACCAAGTTCATAATAATTTCTGATCTTGTCAACAACATAATTCAGATCATTGTCAATAGCGTATGCGGTGAACATTCCAAGCGGTGATTTTACTGTATCTTTTCCGCTGTTCTGTGTGTAAAAGTAATACTTGGCTTCATTCACACCAGTTCTAAGTACAACGGTAAACAGTCCTTCAATGGTGATCTTCTCACGCAACAGTTTACCAATCAGCTTAACAGTTGTAAGACCGTTATCTAAAGTTTCCAAATGGGTCATATAAACGACTACAACATCATCAGGTAAGTCTTTGCAACAGTCAATGATTTCAAAGTAGTTCGCACCAAAATCATTGTACTTTTCCCACCCAGTTTCTTTGATACGGTTCATGTACGGTACTGCAAGAATGTACTGGAAGTCATCAACCACCAACAGCTTCTTACCTGCTGCACACTGTTCTTTCATGTACTTCACAATTTTTCTTGCATCGGTTTCATTGTTCAGCATTTCAAAGTGATTCTTAAACGGTAATGGTTTACCTACCGGATTGATAACCGCTGTTGTTGCCGGGTCACAATTTCTAAGGCTTGTACTTTTACCTGTACCGGATTCACCCATAATTAAAACTTTCTGTGCCATGTTTATTTATCTCCTTTCTTGAATAAGCCCATTAACTTAGTAAAAAGATTGCTCTTTTCTTTCATTGCTTTCTGCTGTGACACCTTCAAAATCTGTCTGTTCTGAAAATGTTCAGCTGTTGCAACACTGTTTCTGTAACTTCTGTGACTTCTCTGTTTGTGTTTCTTTGCACTACTCATTTATTTACCCTCACTTTCATAAATTCTTAATGTATGATCAACCTGTAAAGGTTTACCACCGATAAAATCATATTTAAGTGTTGCATCCTGTAAGCTGATAACCAGTACACAATTATTCATGACAACTGCAACCTGATCGCCTTCTTCAAGTTTGGCATCTGTACCGAACCGTTCCCGGTATGCATTCCACGCACTATCTATTGCTGTCTTAATATCTTCCATTACTCCACACCTTCCTGATCGGATTCTGTCACATCCTGATCTTTGAATTTTTCCAGTTTTCCGACCTCAAGAAACTGTGCTGACCAAAAATCTGCAAAATGAATGATCACCTGCAATGGTTCTTCATGACCTTTCAGATCATACGCAAGACTTCCATAAGCACCATCATGATAGAAAATAGCGTGTTCTTCTTCCTCTGTCAGATCAATGTAACGTGCTGCCAGTTCAACCGATCTTAAAGGGTGGTCAATATGGCACAAATCAGAACTGATCTTGTACGGTTTACTTTCTGATCTCTTATACTTCTGTTCAGGATTTTTTTTGGTCGGTCTACCATCCTGCACCATGTTTTCAACATAATAAGGACTTCCATAACGTCCACACTTACCAAGGTCGTGTAATGCTGATGCAATAATCACGCTGCTGTGAATCTTGTTATATGCTTCACTTCCAAGCAGTGTAAGACCAATCTTTTCAGCGTACTGCATGACGTTCACTGTATGCTCTAACAGTCCACCATCTTTACAGCAATGGTTTCCACCGGATGCCGGGGCATCATAAAAACCAAGTTCTTCGATGAAGTCAAGTAAATCTTCCACACCCTCACGACCTGTTGCCATCAGGCAACCTTTGAAATACTCAATCTGTTTTTCTCTTGTCATTATTAAATCTCCTTTTCTTCTAACTTTATTTTCCACCGCTTCTGTTCTTCAATATTGGAAAGATACCAAGCGTTAGATTTTGTTTTGTGTTCATTGAATGCTCTGAACTCTTCAAAGTCCTTTGGAAATAGTAAAATACCATATCCCCCGGATTCTCTTATTTTCCTTAAGTGATAAAGCTGTATCAGTGACGGTTCACCGTCGTCTGCCTTGACTTCAATACCAAGAAAACAACCGTCTGAACTTACCAGTAAATCAGGAATACCGCTTTTTGTGTAAGCTGCACCACCCCAGTATTTGAGCCACCAACAACCATATTCATCAAGGTATTTTTTAACCCTGTTTTCAAAATTCTTTTCTGCTGCCACATTAACCACCTAATTTCAGTATTATAAGTCCAACCATTTAATCACCTAAACAAATCATTCCCGGTATCATCAAAATCACACCTATTACAATTTCTTTCATGTGAGCTGTCACCGGTTCATATATATGCATTTCAACAGCATAATCAGATGCACCGACCGCACCAACAATTAAGAAAAATCCAATAATTGCCATAATTCCGAATACCTTATCAAGTATTGAACAATTCATCAGTTAGTTCCTTTCCTTCCTGCAATGCTGCAAGATTCCTTTCTTCAAAACTTCCCTTTACCAGTAGGTAATAGTAGTAACATGGTCTGTTCTGACCGATTCTGTGTATACGTTTCTTTGACTGTTCCCAAAGATCACAAGACCCTTTTCCAAGTGGCAACGTAAAGTACACAATCTTATTTGCTTTCTGATAGTTACCACCCATTGCCCCGGCTTGGTACTGAACAAATGTGACACTGTTATCTACACATTCATATGCATACATTGAACGTCCTGAACCATTTACAAAACTGACTTCCCTGTTGAGTGATTCACATATTTTTCTAAGTCTTGTCAGTTCTTCATTGAAGTTATAAAACACAATCAACCGATCTTCTGTTGATTCCAGTAAGTCCCTGAATGCTTCCAGTTTTTCCTTATGCCATTGACCGCACAGCTGTCTGCAATATAATGTTTTGGTCAGGCTATTATCACCGATCAATTCAACCCTTGGTGTCACATCTTCACCTTCAAAATCTGAATCATCTTTGAATCTGACTAAGTTCCTTGTATCAAGTTCCAAGTAATTGTGTTTTATGAAAAACTTATATTCATTTGTGATCTTCAAGAAAATTTTCTGTTCAGTCTGTTCAGGTAGTTCAATCACTTCTTCTGTTTTCATGAATACTGCACCAAACTGTGTGAGTCTTTTCTTCAAATGCTCAACGTGCTTATACCCTGTGATTACCTCTTTCTTGTACCCATCACCGTTTTCAACCCATTCCGTCTGAACATAGGAAGCATAAAAGGCTTTCTTGTTAATGTCCCAACCTAACAACTTAAGCTGTGACCATAACCGTTCATACTTTCCTGCTGTTGGTGTACCTGACAGCAAGATCACGCTTTCCGGTTGTAACTTCAATATGAATTTTGACCGTTTAGCGTTTTCATTACATATAAGGCTTGATTCATCAAGTAACAATGTAAAGTCGGTTATATGGGCTATATACTTGCGTCTGAATACCAAATCATAGTTAATTACACCGACAATCTGAATGTTCTGATCATACAGGTCTTTGGTTTCAACCAGTGTTCGGAAGTTCACACCTTCACTTTTCTTGGTCAAGTCCATAACTCTGTATTCAGGGTAATACGTTTTTATGTGATCAACCCAATCATCAATTTTCGATTTTTGGCATACAATCAAATTTATAGTATTGTTCAGCAAATACATTTTTTCAGCACCTACAAAAGTTTTACCAAGTCCCATATCTAAATAATAAGCACACCTGTTTTTATCATCAGTCAGGTTCAGCACTTCTTCCTGATGGGGCATGAATTGAAGATCATTCATTATTCATCAGCGTCCTTTGGTGCTTCACCTGAAAGGTCAATCTGTAATCTTGCGACCTCAACTGCTGCTCTGTAAACTAATGCATACTTAGAATCGCCATGTGTCTGTGTGACCTTTTCAAGAAATTTATCAATCTTACCAAGGAAGCAACCACACTTGACAGTAATTTCATTGTCTTTATCTCTAAAGAATGTTGTGAAATCGTCCCGGCTACCAATAGCACCGATCACTAACACATGACTTGCAGAAAAGACCTTGGCATCACCGCAAACCTTGGCATTGCCCCAAACCTCGGCATCACCGCAAACCTCGGCATTGCCCCAAACCTTGGCATCACCGCAAACCTTGGCATTGCCCCAAACCTTGGCATCACCGCAAACCTTGGCATCACCGCAAACCTTGGCATTGCCCCAAACCTTGGCATTGCCCCAAACCTTGGCATTGCCCCAAACCCAAGCCTTTCCTTCATGGGAAAGATTTTCTTCTTTCTCAATCCAACCGCCAAGATCACCAATTTTGACAAGACCAAATTCTGCTACCGCTCTGATTCTGTGAAGTGTAGCTGTTCTAAAAAATAAACTTATTGTCTTGGTTTCTCCTGTAAATTCAAATTTTTTCATGTTATTAAACCTCACTTTCTAAAAATGCAACTGCTCTATCGTAGTTACGTTCAATCATTTTAAGTTCTTCTTTTCCACGTTTTTCTAAATCACATACCGCCTGATAAATTTCATCATCCCTGAAAGCGGTAACCTCATTTGTGATAAGATTTGTGATCACACTTGGTTCAAGTGCATCAAGTTCCCATGATTCATCACCGTATTCATCAATGTATTTCCCACATCGTGAATCAGAAAGTTTTGCCGGGTTCGGTGGTGGGTTGTATGTTTCAATCTGATTCATGGTCAGTGCTACACGCTTTACATACACATCTGCACCGAACATCTGCAAGCGTTCCTGAATATCCCTTGTCATATCAATACCGCTTGGGTCGTGATCTCCAAGATGTATAATGTAACGATTATCCCTGTAACTCTGATCTATAAATCGTTGTGCTGCTGACCACATTTCTGACTGTGATGTATAACCTCTACATGAAAAATAAGGTGTATCAAGTGGTATACAAGCCTGACCGACAATATCAACAAGTGCATCTTTTTCAACCCACACTTCAACGTAGTTTGGTTGACCATCCCACTTATTCAGCAGATAACTGTATCTTGCTGATGCAATAACATCTTCCGGTTTGCCCCAATGACTGTTTCCTCTTAAGTTTCTCGTTCTATCAACAATGCTGTACCAGTCAATCAAACCTGCCAGTCTACCATCGTTGATAAGATTGCCTATATTTTTATAACTTCTTTCATTGTTCGGTATATAACCACGTGCAACCAACTGATAGTAAGTCTGTCTAAGTGTCAACTCATATCCCTGATTTTTATATTCATTGATTACCTGATTTACCAAGTTAATCAATTCAAGGCTTTTACCTCTGAAATTGATTTCTTTATACTGAATTTTCGGCATTACACTTTGACCCCCTCTATCTCTGCAAAACGTTTTGCGTTGATGAAGTACACCCACCGGTTATCAGATGTATGAATACCGTAACCCCAAGGAAAAACCCCTTGCTGTAAACCCTTGCGAACTGTGTTGTGATTCATCTGTAACAGCTTTGCAGCCTTTTCCACATCTAACCGGGGAATTACCCCATTTCTTAATTCAGCAGTTGGAAGTACAACCACCTGTTCATCAGATTTTGAAAAGTAATCTGATTCAAGTCCAAGTGCTGCTGCAATAGCACTCTGAACATCATCTGACGGTATCTGTTTACCTGAAATGTACTGACTGACAGACCCTTTACTTTTTCCAGTCATACCGCACACCTGACGCTGATTCAGGTGTAATTCTTGCATAGCCTGTTTTAACTTCTCACTGAATGTCATCTTGTTTCACTCCTTTGTTTGTATCTTAAAAAGATACAAATTAGTTAAAAAAAATTGATACTACTTTTTCATCAGACAAATTGTATCTTGATCTGATTTTACTGATTTCACCCTGATTAAATTCTGCACCATTAGTTTCATTCAGTTTTGCAGAAAAAGACTGCTGTGAAATACCAAGTGCTTCTGCAAGTGTGCCGTTTGTATCATCGTGTAAAACCATTTCACTTCTAAGCAACTTTTTGTTCATTCTACTCACCACCTTCTGTTGTTGGGAATGGGCTTTTATTGTACTGTCTGTGTATTCTGATCATGATTCTGTCACCCGGTAATTCCTTGCGGTCAACAATGCTGTATTCCTGTTTCTTTGCTTCAATATCAGCAATGTAACGATCAAGTTCAGATGCAGAATCAAATTCAAGCATCAGATCAATACAACCTGCAATTACTTTCTTCATTTGCACAACCTTCCTTTCCGATTAGCAGCCCTTTTATAAATGTTGCCTGTTATGGGGTGGTTTTATTTTTCAGGGAATCACACACCAAGAAACCCTTATCAGATTTCACACTAAAACCTGTAAACTTGCTGTCCTACTATAGAATTTTTATAGCGTGTTTTTCTATGAACCGCTGAACAGTTTCACATTAAAACTGAACCAAACCTGTCAACCACTACATAACAGACAACACTTATAAAAGAACTGCTATCTTATTTTTTGACCTACCATCATCAGTACCGGGCGGTCATTTCCGGCAGACGGTCATTGCTGACCGTTTCGGCTTATTCATCACACTCTCTAATCAAAATAACTATTCTGATTTTTGAACACTTTTCTGATTCTTCATAATACAGAACTTCTTTTACTTGAATCAGTTCGATCTCATACCCCTCATTGTAACCTGCCATAAGAAAATCTTCTGTTGATCTGTATGAATCTACATCACCACAAGTTGTATTCACTAATCTGATGTTCACATATCTGTAATTTTTCTTAAGAAGCTCCTGAACAATGCCAAGTCTTAATTCAGCCATTGTCATTTTTCTAATCTGAATTTCTTCTTTCTTGTAACCATAATTCATTAAACTCATGTTTTATACCTCTCTTTCTACCTTAAACAGCCAATCGGCTTCATCCTCGGTACATACACCAAAATATTCGTCTGTTCTGCTGAAATGATACTCGATATTGTAAAACTGACGCATCACTGTCTGAAATACTTCCCACTGTGCCTGACACCAATCAGCAGCTTTTCTTGTTTCTCTATATTTCTGACCAACAGTATCAATGTTAAACTTTCTAAGTTCTGTCAACCAGTGATCCCAAGCGGTCACACATTCCTGTAAATTTCCACCAAGTTCTGACTTCAAAAATTTTTCTTTATTTAATTTCATAGTCCAAACCTTCCTTTCATTCCTTTGGCTTTTACCTGCTGCAACAGGTTCTTTTATTCGTTCCCGGTCATCATGGATGGGTGAGTAACCGGGAACGGATTCAAAAACAAAGTGCTGTGTCATCTCGTTTAGTACCTGTTCATTTGATAAGTTAATAATCTTGGTGTGGCTGTTGGTCAACCCTGAACTTTCACAATTTACTTATTCACTTTGCACCTGTTCAACTCTTATCCCTATTTTCAGTACATTTTACCGGGTTACTGTCTATACACATCACTCAAACCGCTACTTTGAATCTTTTTCAGTTCATCACGGTAGGTCACCAACCTTCGCAATGCAGCCCCTTACGCTTACCCTGCATTTCCTACTTGCTTTGTTTTGTATCTTTATCAGATACAAGCACAGTATAGCGTGTATCTTGTTAGTTGTCAACACTTTTTTGAAACTTTTTTAGATACATTTTCAAAAATATTTGATGTTTACGCAAATATATGCTATTATCAAGATACAAATTATAGAAAGGAGTTGAAGGAATCAATGACAATGGGTGAGTACATAAAGCAACTTAGAACAGAACGTGAATGGTCACAAGACGAACTTGGTAAAAAAGTCGGTGTCAATCGTGCTGCTGTTCAAAAATGGGAAAAGGGAAGTGTTGAAAATATCAAACGTACTACTATTAAAAAATTATCAGATGTATTTGGTGTTTCACCTTGTGATCTTATGAAATGGGATGAAGAACCTGAACAAACAGACCCTATAAATCTGATAAAGGAAAAGTACGGTTCAGATACATATGAACTCATTGAACTTTTTTCAAAGTTGAATGAAAAGGGAAAATCCAAAATCTTAGAGGAGCTTTCCGACATGGTGCAGTTACAAAAATACACTGAACCTGTAAAAAGGGATGCTCAAAAAATGGCATAATATACCAAGTTTGGGAAAATCAGGAAAATATTATAATTGTAGACTTTAGAAAGGATGGTTGATCATGGGATTTTTAAGAAGTACAAAAGGCTCTATAATTAGTGATTATTTTAAATTGCAGGAAGATATTGCAGGTTTTTCAAAGGGTTATATGTATGACGTTGCGTTATATGATGATCATTTAGAAATCACTTCAATGCAAAAACGCAAGCTGTTACTTAATTATGATCAGATTACAGATGTATTTTATGGTTTTGAAACAGAATTAGTTGAAAAACCAAAGTCTGTAATAGGTCGTGCAGCAGTAGGTGGCATTTTGTTTGGTGGTGTTGGTGCAATAGTTGGTGCTGCATCCGGTACAGGTACAAAAACAGAAAAGGAACTGCATCGGTGTTTCATTATCAGTTACACCAGTTCAGACAGTGAAGATAAGTATATGCAGTTTGAAGATACAAGAAAGTACAAAGGAAATAAACTATATAAAAAATTAAAAAATCTTGCACATGTTGAATCAGAATCAATACCTGATGTTCAGAATTTGTAATTTGTTACAGTTACACTTAAAATCTATATTCTATATATTTTATATCTTATACTTTTTTTTACTCATATAAGCGTTATATAAAGAATTTATCTGTTAATGTAACATCTGTAACAAGATTGATTTTAAGCTATTTTTATCTGTAACACCAACTGTAACAAGATGTAACCAGTTAAAAAAAACGACCCCAACCGTTGCAGCGGTCAGGGTCAGCAAAACCAAACCAAAGGAATGAAATGATTTGGACTATGCAAAAACCATTATAGCATTCATTCCTTATGGTTTCAATGAAAGGAAGTGCTATTTATGCAAGGTGGAGTAAGAAAAAGAGGTACAACATGGTCATATTATTTTGACCTTGGAAAAATTGACGGTAAAAGAAAGAAAAAAGAAAAGGGTGGATTCAGAACCAAGAAAGAAGCTGAACAGGCATTGACTGCTGCTATGAATGAATACAATAATGCCGGGACTGTATTTGAACCGACAGAAATAACGGTTGCTGATTACCTGAATCAGTGGTTTGATCTGTACTGTAAGACCAATCTTAAATATAATACACAAGTTGGATATTTAAGAATTATTCAAGGGCATCTAATTCCAAAATTTGGTATGTATAGATTAAAAGCAATCACTCCGGCAGTATTACAGGAATATGCAGTTGAACTTAAAATGAACGGTAATTCAAAAAGTCATTTAGTTGGTATTTTGTCTGTATTCAGTGCTGCACTGAATTATGCAGTTGAACCAATGCACTATTTACAGTCTAACCCCATGCAATATGTGAAATTTCCAAAGGTTGAAAGAAAACCACGTGAACGAATTGTACTGACATTAGATGAATGGTGTAAAATTCGTGACAGATTTCAAAACACACGGTACTATATACCTTTAATGATCGGATTTTATACAGGCTTACGAATATCAGAAACCTTCGGTCTTACTTGGGATGATATTGATTTTGATAAAAGAAAAATATCTGTAAATAAGCAGATTGTAAAACGTAACTTTGGGGCAGATGTAAGAAAGGTTGTTGAAAAGAAAGGTAAGAAAGAACAGCGTTCGTCTTGGTACTTTACTACACCAAAAACATTTACTTCTGTTCGTGAAGTCCCTTTTGGTGAAACACTATATCAGGCATTGAAACAGGAAAAAGCTGAACAACTTAGGAATGAAATGAAGTATGGTGAATATTACACGATTCATGTTAAAAAGATTGAAACTGATGAAAAGGGTAATGACATGATCAGGGTTGTACCTATTCAAAAATGTGTTGAAAGTCCACTACAGCGTATTAGGTTGGTGTGTGTTGATGAAAACGGTCAGTATACTTCCACTGATTCATTTAAGTATTGCAGTAGGGTTATACACCATGAAATGCATCTTGCCTTTGATTATCACAGCTTAAGGCATACACACGCAACACTGTTGATTGAATCCGGTGCTGATGTTAAGAATGTTCAGACACGATTAGGACACACCAATATAGAAACTACATTGCAGACCTACGTGCATGATACTGAAAAAATGGCTGAACGTTCTGTTGATCTATTTGAAAAAATCACACAAGCAAAAACGTCATAAATAAAAATATTGGGAGTGAATCCGCTGATTGTTCAGCGTGTTCACCCCCTTTTCTTTGTTCAGTGATGATTTTAAAAATTACGGTGGCAAATGGGTGGCAAATAGACTGAACTCCACTCATAAAAGCCTGTAAAACCGCTTATTTACGTGATAATAAACATACTGTCTCCACATGCACACTCTGCGGGAACTGATCCACACCTCTACACATCTTGATCTCGTATCCATTCGCACACAGATACTTCAGGTCTCTCGCCAATGTCGCACTGTCACAGCTTACATACACAACCTTCTCCGGCTGCATCTTCACGATCGTCTCCAGCAGTGTCTCGTCACAGCCCTTTCTCGGTGGATCCACAACGATCACGTCTGCATGAGCTGTCTCGCCATTATGCTCTCGCTCATACTCTGCATAATATTCCGGCAGAACT